TCACTTATATCAACTTTTTAATGTAAGTTATTAGAAAGTTGATATAAGTGATTGATTTAATATTATATGTAGTATAATGAAGCCAAATTAATACTATTTGTAGTGTTTATGGATAAATTGGTCGATCAATTAAAGCGGCACGAAGGCTACAGGAAACAGGTCTACCTTTGTAGCGGTGGCAAAAAGACGATTGGCTATGGGTACAATCTTGAAGCAAACCCACTCAATTTATCCAGCATAGAAATATCCCAAGCACACACCAAAGGCATTAATGAGGTAGAAGCAGAGAGATTGCTAAAACTCATGATTACTCAATGCCGTCACCAGCTCGAAGTAACCCTCCCATTCTTTTCCAAGCTCGTTACCGTTCGCCAAGACGTATTAATCAATATGGTATTTAACATTGGTCTGGCTGGACTACTTAAATTCAAGAAATCATTATTGCTGATTGACGCCGGTGAATACTCCCAGGCATCTATTGAGCTACTTAATAGCAAGTGGGCAAAAGACGTGAAGGGAAGGGCATTAGAACTATCAACTCAGATGAAGCGTGGTGAGTATGGCGCTTGATCCTTTCACTGCTGGCTTTGACCTGATAAAGACTGGACTAGATAAGCTCTTTCCAGACGCTGACCTTGAGCTAAAGGGAAAACTAGAAGCCGCAGCAAGTGAAATCAACAACAGCTATCAGTTACAGCTATCACAGTTAGAAATCAACAAGGTCGAAGCAGGAAGCACATCAATATTCGTGTCAGGCTGGCGACCAGCAATCGGTTGGGTTTGTGGCGTTTCATTACTCTATGCAGCATTAGTTGAGCCTATCGCACGATTTGTAGCTACCGTCCTGTTTACTTACACGGGCTTGTTCCCGATCATCAACACCGAATTAACCCTGCAAATATTACTAGGTCTCCTTGGCTTGGCTGGTATGCGCTCATTCGAGAAATCAAAAGGCGTAACTAAATGACCGACAGCGCAATATTAATGCCGGTTATCGGTGGACTTATCTCAGTGCTGATTATGATTATCGGTTGGAGTGCTAACCAACTTAACTCAAGACTAACCGATATAAACGAAACGCTAATATCAATCGAGCGTGACATACGCAAAGAACTCAGTGCGATTGAATCTCGGTTATCAGTTGTGGAAAGTAGGATCAAGTAAATGCTAACGTCTAAGCAAGAAGCATTTGCTATTGCTGTTGCTAGTGGAATGACACAGGCTGATGCTTATCGGTCTGCCTACAATGTTAAGCCGGAAACAAAGCCTGAGACAGTGCAAAACAAAGCATATCAAATGATGCAAAAGGGCGAGGTCAGGGCGAGGGTTGATGAACTCAAGAAACCGATCATTGAAGCCGCAGGAATTACGCTAGAGTCACACCTTGCCAGACTCGAACATCTAGGCAAGAAAGCAGAAGATGCTGAGAGTTTCACAGCCGCTATCTCTGCTGAAGTCGCAAGAGGAAAGGTAGCCCAGCTTTACACAGAACGCATAGAACACACAGGCAATTTCTCAATAGGTGTTCGCATCAATGGCAAGTGAAACTATTCATATAGATGCTGACGTGGACATTCCGCAAAAGATGATCCCGTTTATGCAACCTATGCGATATAAAGTAGCTTACGGTGGTAGAGGAAGCGGCAAGAGTTGGACAGTTGCGCGACTACTCATTGTTAAAGCCTTAGAAAAATCAACTCGCATACTCTGCGCCAGAGAGATGCAAAACTCCATTCAAGAATCTGTCCACTACTTGCTAAAGAAGCAGATAGAAGAGATGGGTTTTTCTGATCTGTTCACGATCCAACAAAACCGCATCACTTGTAAGAATGGCAGTGAGTTTGTCTTTGCCGGTATCCGTCAACAATCTATCGTCAATCTAAAATCATTCGAATCGTGTGCTATCTGTTGGGTGGAAGAGGCACAAGTGGTGACCAAGAAATCTTGGGATGCTTTAGTTCCTACCATTCGCTCACCAGGCTCAGAGATTTGGATAACTTTTAATCCTGAGTTAGACACAGATGAAACCTATCAACGGTTTGTACTCGATCAATCAGATGACTCCTTTGTCGTTAATGTCAATTACTCTGATAACCCTTGGTTCCCGGATGAGTTGGACAAAGAACGTATTAGCTGGCTCAAGCGCGATCCCGAAGGTTACAAGACTGTTTGGGGCGGTGAATGTCGTCCTGCGGTTGAAGGTGCTATTTACGCACATGAAATAGCCAGACTGTTACTGGATAAACGGCTTTGCAACGCACCCTACGATCCGATGCTAAAAGTCCATACCGTCTGGGATTTGGGCTGGAATGATTCCATGTCAATCGCTATGGTGCAACGCTCAGGCTCTGGTGAAGTTAGGGTTATAGATTACATCGAGGACTCACACCGAACACTAGACAGTTATGTTGATGAGTTACGTAACAAGTCATACAACTGGGGAACAGACTACATTCCGCATGATGGTCGTAGCCGTGACTTTAAGTCTGGCAAGTCTACCGAAGAGATACTGCAACAACTAGGTCGAAGCGTTACTGTTCTTGGTCGGGATGATGTCGAAGAAGGCATACGATCAGCACGGCTAATGTTTGGCAGAGTGTACATCGATCATAAGGCGGCAATGCTGCTCAACCAACTCAAACGCTACAGACGCACGCAGAATCAATCAACTGGCACATTCGGTGCGCCCTTACACGATGACAGTTCGCACGGTGCTGATTGCTTTAGATATATAGCGATGGCAGAACCTGACATGACAAACGACACCTGGAATGTAGGGCGGTTGGATTACTCGTACTTAGAAAGAGGAATTATTTAGATGGCAAAAATGACGGATAGTGAAATTCTCACCATCATCACCAATGAGATGAGCAACGCTAACATCACAACTAATACTGCGCCATCGCTTCAAGTACCACTGAGTTATTACCTTGGGCTTCCGCTAGGCACCGAGCAAGAAGGACGCTCCGCTATTGTTTCGACTGACGTGGCTGACTCGATAGAATGGATCATGCCTCAGATTATGCGCTCTTTCACGCAATCAAACGAGGTCGTGGTGTTTGATCCGGCTAATGAAGGTGACGAACTCCAAGCACAGATCGAGTCAGAGTATATCTATGACGTATTGATGAAGCAGAACGATGGCTTCACCTTGCTGCATCAGTTTATTAAAGATAGCCTCATGCAACGTAACGGTATCTTAAAGGTGTACTACGAGGAAGCCGAAGAGGTTAAGACTTACAACTACACCGGCCTAAACGAAGATCAACTTGCTATCATCTTGAACGAGAAGAACGCTGAGATTATTGAGATGTCTCCGGTAGAAGTACCCTCAGATGATCCCCTGCAACCTCCGAGTATGAGCTTTGACGTTAAGATCAAGGTATCTGACAGCATCGGCAAGATTTGCATTGATCCAGTAGCACCCGAAGAGTTCAGGGTCAACTCACAGCACAACAATATTAGCTTGGCTAACGCCCGTTTCACCTGTCACATCATCAACAAGACGCTCTCCGATCTACGCGAGGAAGGCTATCGTGATGAAGATATAGAAGAGTTGGTTAGCTCCGACCTGCTGCGCTCGGCTTACCGTTTCAACATGCAAGGTGAGTCAACGCAAGTACCCAGCACAACCACAGGTGATGAAGCAAATCGACTGATCGAGATTGCTGAGTGCTACATGAAGCTAGACATTGACGGCTCAGGCATCACACAGCTAATGAAGATCACGGTGGCTGGTGTTGATACTCCGACACTGATACTAAGCAAAGAGGCTGTTGATTGTGTGCCTTGGATTGCTACGACAGCGATTCTAATGTCTCACAAGTTCCAGGGGCTATCAATCTTTGACCGCCTCAAGTCTATCCAAGACAACAAGACTGCCATAATAAGAAACATTATGGATAACATGTACTTGCAGAATAATCAGCGCAACGTGGTGCTGGAAGGTCAGGTCAACCTCGATGATTTGTTAGTCTCTAAGCCGGGTGGATTGATTCGTGCTAAACGTCTTGACGCTATCATGCCGCTCGCTACTCCAGCTCTCGGATCGTCAGCCTTTGACATGATGAGATACTTGGACGAAGTACGAGCAGGACGAACAGGTGTATCGGCAGACGGCACAGCAAGTCCTGAAGATATTGGTGATGGCATCGGCTCGCAGGGTGTCGCTCGTATCATGACAGCGAAAGAAGAACTGGTCGGCTTAATCATCCGCGTTATCTGTGAGACTGGTATCAAGCCTTTGTGCGAAAAGATCAGAGACCTAGTGACTGAGCATGTTGATACCATCCAAGACTTTAAGTTTCGTGGTCAATGGGTGAAAGTAAACCCTGCAACATGGCCCACTCGCACTAAAAGCACAGTGAGAGTTGGAACCGGTACAGGCGACACACAAGCCAAGCTAATGGCGATTCAGCAGATACAAATGCTGCAAGAAAAAATCATGGCTATACCTGGTCAGGCCCTGACTAACCCCTCCAAGATATACGCAACGATAGACGACTTCTGCAAGTTCTCAGGTCTTGAGTCAGCTAACAAATATTTCGTTGATCCCAACAGCCCACAAGGACAGCAAGCCTCACAGCAAGCAGGACAGCAACAACAGCAACAACAACAGCAAGCACAGCAAGCTCAGATGGAGCAGATGCGTATGCAAGCTGAACTGGCTAAGAGCGCTACGACTACAGCAGAAGCACAGATGCAGAACGTGACGATGAAGGGTCAAGTCGAGATGGCTAAACATCAGCGTGATATGGAGCAACAAACATTTAAGGCGCAACTGGCTGGACTGACGGCTGAACTGGAGAAAGCCAAGGCCGTTCAAGGCGCTGAAAAAGATATGGAAGAGATGCAGTTTAAGTACGAGCAACTCTATACCCAAGTGGCACTAAAGCTAACCGAGATCGAGGCATCATCTGCGACAGATCAAGACGCTAACTACATCCGTAACGAAGATATGATCGAGCAAGATGACCGAGGCATGTATGACAGTTGAAGAGCAGATTGATTTTGGTGGACGTGCTGAACGGGCTTATCACACCTACTTCAAGGCGTACTTTGAGAACCGTTACGAGGGCTTATATGAAAAGTTTAAGTCTGACGAAGCTGAAGAATTACTGGCTATTAAAGCCGAACTAAGAGCGATCCAAGTGGTTGAACGTGACCTACTGAACGCTATTGATACTGGGCGACTTGCCCGAATACAAACACAGGACACACTATAAATGAGTGAAGAATCTACTACTTCAACGGCTGAACTATCAAGTGATGCTGGAAGCGTAAATGCTGTTGACCAAATATCTGAGCTATTGTTTGGCTCTGAAGAAACCCCTGCCAAAAAGAAACTGACTGAAGAATCTGAGGAGGCTGATACCCAACCAGACGATTCTACCCAAGAAGATGAGGAAGGCGCAGAGGAAGAAGAAGAGGACGCAGATGCGGAATCGGATGAAGAAGTAACTTGGGCTAAAACCTTGGGCGTAGATGAGAAGAGTGTCGTGCTAGATGAAGATGGCAACCTTTCCGGTATCAACGTCAAAGTCGATGGCAAAGTTAATACAGTTGGCGTTAAAGACTTGATCGCTGGCTATCAGTCCAACAAGAGCAATACCAACAAATCAAAGCAACTGGCAGATGATCGCAGGGAATTTGATGAAGTGAAGTATGCAGTAGTGGGCGAATACACCAAGAAGATCGAGACGATAGACGCACTGACTGGACACCTAAAGAAGAACCTACTCGGTGAGTACGCGAATGTCGATTGGAACAAATTGCGTTATGAAAACCCTGGTGAATATGCTGCCGCTGTTCAAGACTTTAATTTTCGTAATCAGGAAATAGAAAGCATCATGAACGCTGTCGCTAATGAGCGTGGGGATATGAATAACCAGATGGGTGCTGAACAACAGGCGCTCAACCAAGAGTATGTAGTAGGCCAAGTAGAAAAAGTGCTGGAGAAGAACCCCTCATGGGCTAACCCTGATGAGTTCAAGAAGGCACTCGGCAAGATGACTGATTTTCTGGGTTCCGCGTATGGATTTAGCCAACAAGAGTTTGCCAATATCCAAGACGCAAGAATCTTAGAGATCGTGAAGGACGCGATGGCGTACAGATCGAGCAAAGAGTCAGCCAAAACCAAGATGGCGGTAAAAGTACCCTCGTACCAAAAGAGTACCGGCAAGTCATCGAAAACAGTAAGCAAACTCCAACAACTGACACAGCAAGCGCATAACGCAAAAGGTTATAGCAAACGTGCAGCGGAGACAGATGCCGTAGCAATGTTGCTCGGTGGATTAAATTAATTTAAGGGTATCGAAATGAGTACAGCAAATTTAGACGCTGCAACACTTAAGGGCGTAGTTCGAGGCGGTTTAATCCGTGAAGATGTCATGAACGCTATTTGGGATATAAGCAAAATCCCATTGCCATTTACTGACGCAGTCGGTTCTGAAACATCTAAAAGCCCATACAAAGAGTGGACTACTGATGCTTTGGCTGCACCTAACCTAACCAACGCGGTTATTGACGGTTCTGATGCGTCAGGTAACAACACTGTATTAGGTTTAAGAGTCGGTAATCATCACCAAATCTCTACTAAAGTGGTTCGCACCTCTTTTAGAGCTGATGAGGTAGACACTATTGGTCGTACTAAAGAATTGTCATACCAAATGATGCGTAGACAGCAAGAGCTAAGACGTGACGTTGAAGCGATTGTACTGACTAACCAAGCCTCATTTGCTGACACAGGTTCTGCGGCTGGTAAGGCTGGTGGTTTACCAACTTGGTTGACTACTAACTTCTCTGCTGGGGCAACTGGCGCTGTTGGTGGTTTTCAGCCTAGTGGTGTAACTGCTTTACGTACTTATGGTACTGCTCGCGCATTGACTGAGACTTTGGTTCGTGACGCGGTTCAGTCTGTTTATACGCAAGGTGGCGATCCAAGCATCATGATGTCAGTACCTGGCACTATTCGTAAGTTCAGTGAGTATTTATTTACTTCATCTGCCAGAGTCGCAACTCTGATGTCTGACCAAGGCAAAGACGCATCTGCTGCAACTGCGTTAGGTTCTGTAAACGTGTTCGTTAATTGTTAGTAGCGGCACATTAAAAATGGAGTGAATTGCTGGAATATCCTTAGAGTCTTTATAACTACAACGTATGTCAGTAATGAATAGCGTGAATGTTTGAAAATATAAAGAATTGGACAATCAGCAGCCAAGCAGCCTTGTGAAAGGTTGAAGGTTCAGAGACTAGGTTAAACGGTCTTTTAATTGAATTGTAACTGATTTCGGTGCATAATAAGCCAAAGTCAATTACATAGATAAAAAGATTATGAAAACCCAAGAGCGCCCCACTAGCAAAGTTTGTACTGTTTGTAATGTTGAAAAAGATGTAAGTGTTTTTTATATACGCAAAGGTTATGTTCAAAAGTATTGCTTAGAATGTAAACGAGCCAAAGGTAGAAAACATTATCAAGATAATACGGAAGCCTACAAAGAAAAAGCAGCAAAGTGGGCAAAAGAGAATATTGATAAGAGAAGGAAAATTGTAAATAACTATGATGCTAAAAACAGAAATGAAATTCGCAAATATCACAGTAATAGGAAAGATATAGTGAATCAAATCAGGCGTGAAAAGTATGCTAATGGAGATGCTGAAAGGATTAGATCAAGTGTAACAGCTTGGTTTCATGCTAATAAGCACCGACCAGAAATTAAAGCAGAACGTGTGAGATTAACCGCTGAAAGACAGCGTAATCTTAAAGCACTAACTCCTGAAAATACTGATATAGAAGCAATAAAAGCTATTTACAAAGAATGTCAGCTAAAGAACATAGCAACTGGCATTAAGCACAACGTAGATCACATTATCCCTATTTCTAAAGGCGGTAAACATTGTGCAAGTAACCTTCAAATACTTACAGCGTTTGAAAACCAAAGCAAAGCTGCAAAATGCTAGATGATATAGTCCGGGCTATATGGAGACATATAGAAACAGTAATTAAAAAAGCTGTGATAACAGTCTGTACAGACTTTGGTACGTTGAAGTTAGTACCTAACCGCTTGCAAATTCCTTACACAGGTACTGCTGGTTCTACTACGGGTGTTTATGCCGCCAATGGCGTATCTGCTGACGTGTTTATCATTGATCCTTCTTACTTGGCCATGACTTACATGAAAGGCTACCGTACTGAAGAATTGGCTAAAACAGGTTTGGCTGAGAATCGTCAAATGAGTGTTGATTGGTCATTGATATGTAATACAGAGAAGAGCCATGCAATCATAGGTGACATCACTATTTCAGCTGCTGTAACT